AGCCTCTCTATGGGCAGTCGGTGATTCCACGGTGCCGTAACGGTCCGCATCGCCCTGGTCGCCCACGGTGCCTGTGGCCGAGGTGGCCGAGTTGAAAGGCGTCGTCACCACCACATCGCCGCCCACCAGCACAGCGCCGTGGGGCACCTCGATGGCGGGGTTGGCACCTGGGGCCAGATCACTGAACTTCACATCCACAAAGGCCACCAGCAGGTCCTGGCGGCCGGAGTTTTTCTTGATAGGCATTGCTGCTCTCCTTGTTCAACAACAAAAGGAACCACTTCGCCCGCAGCCCGTGCGGTGCGGACCTGGGCGCTGGAAGGATTAGCCGATGTAGTGATCGAGACCGATGATCCCGAAGTCCTCGACGACTCGTCGTAGATGCTGTAGAACTGGGGCTTGAGCAGGCCCAGCATCTTGTCGATGTTGATGCCCTGGCGGCTGTCGTAGTCGAACAGCTTCTCCACCCAGTCCGGCGCGCCCAGGTCCACCATGGCCATGGCCTGTGCACCGCACAGCAAGGTACGGGTGCCGTTCACGTTGCCGCCCGCACCCCACTTGCTGCCCGCCGGCGCGCCCTTGGTGGTGTAGACCAGGTTGTGCTCATGGATCACCGCGCCGTCCACGGTCACGGTCGAACCCGTGAACCAGGGGGAATCGGTGCCAGCCTTGGTGGCTACGGCCACCACCGCGCGCTGGTAGTCGGGGTCCTTCTTGAGGTTGGCCAGGGTGCCCGGCGCCACCAGCAGGACGAAGTAATCCTTGCCGCCATCCTTCAAGGGGCGCACATAGTGCTCCTTGGCGTAGGCGATCAGGTCCACGATCATCTTGTAGCTGGGCAGGAAGTCCTTGGTGATGCTGCCGGTGTTGGAGAACTCCAGGCTCTGGCCATCCCACATCAGCGAGCGCTTGGAGGTGGGCGCCGCAACGTCTGCCGCGAACGCCAGCTTCGGGAAGGGCGAGTTTGTGCGGCGCGCACCGTTGTTCTTGAACTCGTAGCTAATGCCCGACATGGTCAGAAAGCCCAGTTGGTCGAAGCGATTGCCCAGCCAGTAGGCCAGCTTGTCGCGGCCCTGCTCACGGAAGCTGATCACCGTGCGCTGGTCGGCCAGCTTGCCCTGGTTGCGCACCGAGTGGGTCATCAGGTCCAGCGAGATCACCTGGCTGTACGACTGCATGGCCTCTTCGTTGCCTTCGCGCTCGTTGTCCCCGATCACGCCGTCTTCCACCAGATCGGCCACCAGCTGGATGAGGGCCTGGTCACCCTTTTCGGTCTTAGTCAGTTCCTTGATCACCTGGATCATGGCGTTTTGGGTCTTGCCCATGAAACGCTTGAGGAACATCTGGTCGCGCGCGGCGCTCCAGGTATCACGGCTCCACACCAGCTTTTGCTGGGGTGTCAAAGCGCCAAAATTCGTCAGCATGTCTTGCTCCTAAGAATGGTCGGGTTCTTGGGACATGCGCCGCCCTCAAGCGAATGACATGACATGGGCAGTCAAGAGGCCAGGCCCTTTTACGTCACGGCCTACGGACGAAAACGCCAGAAATTGGGCGCAGTAGCAGGTGGCGGGTCTGCTACTGCCTGGGCTCACACTGCGATCAGTCGCCGCGCAAACGGCGCTTTTCAGCTTCAGACAGACGATCAAACTGGTCATCGTCCATCGCGGCCACGTTCAGGGGATCCGATCCCGTGGCGCGGTTGCCCATGCCCGCAGCAGGCACTGGTGGCTGCGCCAGGGATGCCTGGGCGCCGCGCGCTGTGGCTGCTGCTGGGCGCAAGTCTGTCTTGGCAGGCGCTGCGGGCGAAGACTTAGCCGGGGCGAAACCTGCAGGCGCGAATTTCGGGGCGATGAAATCGGCCGCCTCGCGCAGTGCCTGGTGGGGTGCCTTGCCCTTGGCAATCAGGGCATCGCGGCGCGCCTCGATCATGTCCAGCACTTCGCTATGTTCTTCCTGCTCCAGGAACGGGAAGTCAGCCACCACGGCGTTGGCAGTCTCGGCCAGCAACTGGGTCGCGTTCTTCTGTGCCTGCGCCAGTTCACGCTCTGCTTGTTCGGCGCGCGCGCGTTCCAGGACCGTGGCGCTGGCCTGCTCCATCAGGTGCTGGTTGATGCCGGCGCGGATCTTCTTGGCCTGGGCGGTGTCCCCCTCCATCAGGGCATCCAGGTAGGCCTGCTCCTGGGCATCCACATCAAAAACAGTAGCTGCGGGTGCTTGCGTGTCTTTGGTCTGGTCTGGTTTTTCCTTGCCACCGCTGCCATCACCGGCTTGCGCGTCGCGCTCTTGCAGCTGCTTGCGCAGCAGTTCGAGTTCTTGTTCCGCAGCCTTGCGACGCTCGTTGACCTCATGGAAGCGCGCATGGGGCACGCTGCCGCTGTTGTTGCCGCCCTTGCCTTCGTCCGGGTCTTCGGTGGTCGTGCTGGCCTGCTGTGCAGGGGGCTGCTCACCGCCATTGCCCCCTGCACCGGCCGCGACGGCCTCCAAGGCTTCGGGGTCCAGGTCATCCCCGGGCAGGAAGTCGCCGCGGTCCTCGGGTGTGCCTGGCTGGTGCTCGTCGTCCAGCACCACGGTATCCCCGGGCAGGTCGGCCCCTTCTGCGGCGGCGTTCATCAGGCGGGCCATCATCATCTTCAACGTCTTGGGCATGTTTGCTTGCTCCTACAGTGGTGGTTTTGTCAGTGGTTACTTCTTGGGCTGCGGCTGGGGCGCCAAGCTCTTGAGTTCGTCGGCGCGCTTCTTGGCCATGGCCTGGGCCGCCTTCAGCCGCTTGGTGTCCTTGCGGATCTCTTCGGCGCGCACCAAGGTGCGCATGTCGTCCTCTGCCTGCCATTCCTTGTCCATCGCAATACCTCGCATGGTTTTTCTCCTTACTGGGGTTGAACGCCATCGGCGCCGGGTGTCTCGATGCCGGCGGCCGCGCCCTCGCCACCGGTGGGGGCAAGGCAGGGAATGCCGGGCTGGTGTTGGTGCCCATGTCCACGGCATCAGCCATGGGCATGTCGGCTTGGGCCTGGGGGACGATGGGTGCCGCGTCCTTGTCCTGGAATCCGACGGTGCGGGCCAGCTTGTCCGCCAGCGGCGCGGTGGCGGGGATCGTGGCAATCACCTGGGCGGTCTGCAGTCCCGTGTACAGGGTCTGCATGTCCTTGTTCTGCGCGTTGGCGTCGGCCAGGCGCGCCTGGGCGCCCAGCAAGTTGGCCTTGGCCTCCAGCGTCGGGTCGGGCGGCTGCTGGGCCGGATCGGGCAGCATCTCGATCAGCTCGTGCTTGTCGGCCAGGTTGGAGTAGCGCAGCACCACGCGGTCGGGGATCATCACGCCCTTCTCGCGCATCTCCATTACCTGCGTGAACTGGCTGTTCTCAAACGTCACCTGCATCGGCTGCTCGCTGATCACCACGTCGTACTCGCCCACGGTCACGTCATGCAGGTAGGCCCCGGTGGCGGGATCGAACTTGTTGATCTCCAGGACGGAATCGACCTCCTTGCCGGTCAGCGGATCGGTCTCGGTGATGCGAAACACCCGGTAGCTGTCGTAGTAGGTCTGGATCAGCTTGAGCAGACGCTTGGCCAGCAGCCAGCGCGTGTAGGCCAGGTTGTCCAGGGGCACGGCCAACTGCTGCTGGCTGGCGTACTGCTTGGACTGGATGGCAATGCCTGAGACCTCACTGCCCTGGTTGCCGCGCATGGCGTCGGGCACCGTGGTCTCCTTGAGGGCCATTTGGGCGCGATCCATCAAGCGGTCAACGCCTGTAGGCACGGTGTTGGGCTGGATGCGCTCGGGCTTCTTGGAGTTCTTCTTGTACTCCACCACCAGCCCCGTCCTGGCCCCCACCTCTTCCAGGTCGTCGGTTTCCATGTTGGCGAGGCTGTCCTCTTCCACCATCCAGCCACCGTTGGCGCTGGAGTTGAGGATGTGCACGAACTGGCTCACCGACTTGTTCAGCACTTCCTGGGGGCCGATCCCGTTGTCCACCATGCCGCGCGTCTTGCCGCGCCGAAAGTACGGGAAGTACGGGATCACCGTGAAGTGTTCGTAGGGGCTGTAATCGTCGTGCAGCACGGTGCTGTAGGTGCTGACGATCCAGCGCACGCGCTTTTTCATGCGCCGCGCGCGCACGGCCCCCTTGGCCAGGGCATCCGCCACCGACTCCGGCGACATATTCGCTTCCACCAGCACATCTCCGGTTTCAGGGAAGACCATGCAGGCCGTCAGCTCATAGACCCACAGCTGGCGGTCAATCACGCGGTAGCGCCGGATACCGTCGGTGCTGTCGTAGTAAGCGTCCTGCAGGCCCGTTTGCCCACCGAAGCTGTTGCGCTGGGTCTCCCCGTCCATGTCACCGTAGTCCGGGTCGCTGTCCTGGTTCTCATCGACCTTCAGGCGCGCGGCCTGGCCGTAGATCTGCCCAATCTCGCCCAGGGTCAACCAGCGCGCCCAGGTGAAGTCGCCCCAGTCATCGGGGTCGTAGCTCTTGGCGTCCGGGTCGGGGATGGCATCGCGCGGGTCAATGCTGGTCACCAGCACCTCGCCCTTGATGTTGTTCTCAAACCCCATGCGCACGTCCAGGTAGCCGCGCTGCTCGATCAGGCCATCCCCAAACATCTGCGTCTCGCGCCAATGCAAGTGGTTGCTGTCGGCAATCTGCTTGATCACCTTGGTGATGATCTTGGCCACGCTTGCATCCCCGTCGCGGCCGCGCGGGCGCAGGGCAATGTCCATGCGGTTGGAGATCTGGTAGCCCAGGGCCGTATTGATGGCCGGCATGATCTGGTTGAACTCGTAGTGCGGCCGGCCCTCGTCGTCCAGAATGCGTTTGTCTTGCTCGGACCACTGCTCCCCGCCACCCAGGTACATGCCCTCGCAGCGCTTGGCCTGCTCGGTGTACGCGCTGTGGCCGCGATCCACGCCGTACCGATAGCGCTCCCAGTTCTGGCGCGCGACATCGTCGGATAAGTGTTTGTTCTCTTTGGGCATGGCTTACGCGGCTTGCGCCGATCCTTTG